CTTCTAGTACGTCAGAGGATGCAGCCATAGTGAGTGCATAGTCCATAGCACTTCTCATAGCTAGAGGATGTTGTGACTCGCCAAAGACTAAGCCTGTCTTTAGTACACCTGTCCACTGTCCATTTTCATCTAGTTCAGGACTAATAACTACAGCCACGTCACCATCTTTTACTTCATAACCCATTAGGTTCTCCTTTTAACTATGACACGCTGTACTTTCATACGCTTGCCTTTTTCTAGCAGCCACCCTTCAGGTATAACACGATGCGCCCACTTGAAGTTCTTTTGCTCACACCAATCACAGTAACGTGACTTGGCTCCTTTATATAATTTAGCTTTAGCATTGCTGAATACAAACCTGATGTCTAGCTTTGGATGCTGTCTTTGTATCTCTATATGTTTGCGTCTATCAGCAGCGCTGAATATTCCTTTAGTCTCTATTATTATTCCGTTGTCTAATTCAAAGTCAGGTGTGTATGTACGATAGCGTAAGTCTTCCCACTCTATCTTTATCTTCTCATACTCAACTGTCTTCTGTCTAGTCTTTAAAAACGCAGCAGCCTCTTGTTCAAGACCGCTACGGTATAACCTTTTGTTATGTCTACGTGGCAAGCCCATCACCTATGAATACGTAGTCTACTTGAGGTGGGGTTTTAGCTTTAGATACCCTTGAAGGTAGCGTCTGTAGTGTATCCCAACACTTGTGCTTGAAGCTACAATACTTACATGTATCGTTAAGTATTAAGTTACCTGACTGTTTCCTAAAGTACGTTTCAGGCACAGACTCAAAGCATCTTTCGAATGGCTCATCATTCTCTATGTAATTTACCGTTTCTTGGATGTCCTGTAATACCTTCTCAGAGTCAACCTCCGAAGCACTGACATACTTAAACTCACCGTTTGCTTTATTGACCACCCACCAACCGCCAACTTCTTTTCCTGCGGCTTTAGAATAGCCCACTAATTGTGATATGTAACCGAAGTCATCTTTCTTCTGTAAAGAATCAAAGTCTTCAAACTTATTCCTGTAAGAGTTTGGTGAAGCAGACTTTACATCATCTATCTTACCATCCATTTCCATGTCGTACTCACCACTAATCTCTTGTCCATCAGGTAGCTTGAGCGTGACGTTATCGTTGTCTTTAAACTCAGCACCTGCTGCACGTAGTAGTCCTTTGAACACAGCTTCAACTAGATCGCCTAGTATCATGTTCATCAGGAAGTGTGGAGGAAATGGTATCTTATCTTTAGAATCATTCTTCTCAAACCACAACTGACACTTAGGTCTGCCTATGTTAGACATACGTAGTTTGAACTCATCACGTGGTGGAGAGTTAAACTGTTTGTCCAACGCAGCCTTAACATCGGAGGCAACCTGATTGGCTACCTCCTCTGTCATTGTAGCTTCACCATTCATAGCCTTTTGCAAAAAGCTAAAGACTTGTAGTTCAGCAGGATGGTTCATTACTCATCCACCTCTACGAAGTCATTATTGAGAATACCTTCGACAAGATCAGCATCACCATCTGCACCACCTTTGGCACGTTCATGGTGAAGATCAAGTATCTTACCGTTACTATACTCAATAAGCTCTAAGAAGTCTTTGAGTGTGTCGTTGTCCACGCTGTTAAGTTGCACAGCATCGCCAAGTGTGGCATGTATCTTACCAAACTTAGCACCAGTAGGTATGCTATCTTCTATACCTTCTAGCTTAATAGTAGACATGATAGGAAGAGTGTTCTTCTTCTTGAGGTGACCCATCACACCGTTGATACTCTTCAGACTGTCACGGTTCTTAACATCCATAACAAATGGTACGGACTCGACTGCACCTACAGGCTCACCCTTCTCATTAGTTGGATTGTCTAGTGTGACTGTACCATAGTAAACTACGACACGTTTGACTGATCGTATCACTTGCTTGGTAGCATCATCGAGTGCGTTAAAGTCTTCGATGTAACCAGTAGGTCTACCCAGGTTGAACCCACCTATGCTATCTTTCAAGTCACCGTTGAGGGAGTTAGACATTACAGACTTCTCCATCTCTTCAGTATCACTGTTCCATCTCTGCCACTGATTGCGTTGGGCAAAGACACGAACCGTAGCACCTACACTGTAGACAATATCATCCCCAGTCTTCAGGGTGAATGCACCTACAGGTACTACCTCTGTCTTTATCATCTTACCATTGAGATCAACTTCACCCATGATAGGTTGATGCAACATTCCTAAACGTGAGATCGAAGGAGTGTACTCTTGTGAAGGTGTAGCTGATACACCCATGAGTTCTGCCATCGACTGACCACGTTCTGTTGCTACTGCTAGTTCTGTACTCATTCTATATCCTTTTCTATAGAGTCAAAGAGTGTTAGTTATACACTATATATCAACTGTGTCAAGCCAGTTGTTACCTATTTTTGCTTCTAAAAGCATAGGCACATTCATTTCTATACCATATGTCTCCTCTATTATCTTGTTTAAATCTTGGTTGAGTGTCCACACCATAGACAATACTAAATCTTTCTCATCAGGGTGTACGTCAACCACCATAGAATCGTGTACAGTATTGACTAAACACGACTTCATGTGTCGTAAACGTTCATGCATTTCATTCAGTACCACTGGCACTACATCACCTGTAGCAAAGCCTTGCACTGGGTAGTTCTTTATCATAGTGAAGTGAGTTGGTACACCACTGTGACGTCTTGTCACATCAGGGAAAGCATACTGTCTACCCGATATGTTTGTTATCTTCAGGAAGCGTAGTGCTTCATCAGCTAAGTTCTTGTGCCAGTTAGCTATGCCTTTGTACTTCTCGTTGAAGTGGGTGTAGTAGGTTGCTTCAGCTTTCGAGCGTCCATAACCGCTTGCTCCAAAGAGCGGAGCGAACGTGTGTTCTTTAGCTGCTTGACGTGATGTTGGTTGCCCTGCATCAGTGATAACTTTTGCTGTGTAAGCATGTACATCGAAACCAGTTGCGATCTCTTCCATCGCTGTTTCATCCTGTGCCAAGAACGCTGCTGTCCTAAATTCGAGTTGTGCAAAGTCTGCCTCCAATATCTTTCCGTTGTTAAATCTTGATACAAATACTTTCTTTACTGGGAAGGTTCCTCCTCTAGGCATGTTTTGCATGTTGGGATTTCTTCCACTGAAACGGCCTGTGGCTGTAATATGCTGAGTAAGTCCAACGTGCAAGAAGGAGCTTTCCTTAGTGTAGCTCCGTATTCCGTTGACAAAAGAAGATAGATAGCTGCTGACAGCGTTATGACGTTTAAGATCAGAAAGGAAATTAAAAGCCTCGTCCATTCTATTTTGTTTAGCAGTTGAAGAAAGTACATCCAGTTCATCCTTTCCTGTGTTGAATCCATTAGCACTGACCCACTTCTTGCTTGGTGCAGTAAAGCGTAGTCCTGCTACTTGTTTGGTGTCCTTGAGTTTGTATCCTTTTGCATCACAATCTTTGCATTTATTAGGTCTAGCAAACTTCGTTCCATCTTTTTTAAGTCGGTATACTTTACCTTGCCCTTCGCAACTAGGGCAGGTGTATGCCGATGTCCTGTAGATAAGTGACGAGTTCGATGCAACGGCATCCTTAAACTCTTGCTGCGTGTGTGTGAAGTCGAAGAGAGCAGCCCATTCTTTTTTGTCATGTACTCTTCTGCTGAATAAGACCTGTGACTTCTGTTCTGGTGACCGAAGGTTGATCGGAGTGTCGCCCATAACCTCCCTGACTTTCTTTTGTAACCGTGTTTCGATTTCTGCTTTTTCATTTTCAAACTCCTTTGCTACTCGCTCCAACTCTTGAAGATCGACTTTGAATCCTGCCATGTAAATTTCTGTGAGGGTTTTACAGGTTTGGAATGTAACTCTTTTGATTGCACTAAGGGTTGCTGACTCAGGCTTGGCAAAGTCTGCTTCTTGTGCATGGAACAACTCGCAAGTAGTAAGCAAGTCATGCTCAAGATAGTGACAAAGATCAGCCAACGGTATTTCATTCGTGTTCTTGCCTTCTTTGAAGTATCTTTTGAGTGTGTCATCCTTCTGTACCTCTAGTTGTCTACGTTCTGCACAAGCCTCTAGGCTCAAGCCATTTCTCTGACCACGATCAAGTATGTACTCACCAAGCATGGTGTCATAGATGTCACCGTCATACTTGAAGCCACACTCCCACAACCACATCAAGTCGTGCTGTGCATTGTGCATGATAAGTAGATCAGTGTTGTCTAGTTTTAATTGTATCTCTAGTCTATGAAAACCTGTGTCATCTTTAGACTCGTTATGGTCTAGTGTCTTGATAGTGAGGGTAGCTTTAGGATCGTCAGCATCTAGCATACCCACCTGTACCAAATGATTAGTAGGCTCGAAGGGATCAAGATGAACCCTATCGTCACGCTTGGTGACAGTGTTCTCTACGTCTAGCACTAGTCTCATGCTGAGTACACTGATCTTGAACCGTCAAGCACACAAGTAATCTTACCTTGATAACCATTCAGTTTGTTCTTAGCTATGTTCAGGTATCTGATAGGATCTTCCTCTTCTCCTTCTGCTTGTTGTGTCTTACCAATAAGTATCATCAGGTCAGCCTCTGCTGCCTTGCCTGTCTTACTACCTTCCATCATAGCTTGGTTCAGGTCAGCCCTGCCCTCTGCTTCTGCTGATAGCTGAG